TTTTTCAATTGGTTTCATACAAGGTGTTGTGATATTGTCCTTAATATCTTTTGTAAAATAGTTTTTAAAAATTAAAACTTTACTATACAAACTAACTGTTTCCATTTTACTTTTTACGGACAGTATCAAAATATATTGCATTTCTTTTATATTCAAAAATGGCTTTACGAAAGACACAAAAGCCATGGGATTTTATCAGGACCCGTGGCGTATACTGGACCTATGTCATCAGGTGCGAGGGAAAACATGTAGCGACTCTGAAGAGTTTTATGCCAAATGTGTCAAAAATGATTCATGTCTAAGCTGCTGATCACGTACTTTTCATTACGGTGTATTTAAGCCCTGTCCGTGGCACTGAGAGGGTAGCCACCGCCCGGCACAGATGCACGCGAGTTGGCGACACCGGTGGTATTGTAATCAAATGGATAATAGTTCATGTCGTCACTAGGCTTGGCACAGCAGTTTTCCAGGTTGCCGAGCATTTTCTGTTCAGATTCCTTGGCAGCCAAGAATGCCTTTTGGCTATTGACATCCGCGCCATAGCTCCTGCCCACACCAAGGCCATTGGGCTGCACCACTTTCGAAGAGCAAGTGGATTCATTGCACGTCATGATGCTCTGCTCAGGGAGCATGGTGCCTTGGTTATAGGGTGTGGTACAGGGGCCGCACATGTTGGCCTTGTACGCTTCTTGGCGGTTGGACTTCATCAAGCTGTCGGCATTCTTGATGAGAAACTGGCGATATTCGTAGCTGTTGGCTTGAGTAGGGGCGCCGGGTTGTTCAGCTTGCATGCAGCGGGGACGATAATCGGTGAAATTGCGGCCATCTGCCATTCTTGGCGCACAATTGAAAAATTTATTGTTGCTAGGGCGCGAGCACTCGGCACATTCTTTAGACATGACGCTTTTACTCTCTGTCAAGAGAATAATGAAACAAAACAATACATTAAAACTATTTAGGAATATTTGTTGACTCCATGGAATGCATGGAAAATGTTAAATGTAGAAAGGCTACTATACCCAAGTCTCTAAAAAACAACGTGTGGCTCACATATGTCGGCGAAAAGTTCGAGGCCAAGTGCACTGTCAAGTGGTGCGACACCCGAGTGAATGTTTTTTCATATGAAACAGGCCACAACATTCCCGAGTCAAAAGGTGGCCTTACAAATGTCGAGAACTTGCGACCAATATGCGCACAATGCAACAAGTCGATGGGAAACCGCTATACCATTGACGAGTTTAGTTTGCGATTCGCACCAAAGGCCAAGGTAGGTAAAGGATGTGGGTCATGGCTTTGTTGCCGCGCAAAATAGTTTTTTTTGTTTTACGCTTGCGCTTCGAGGATGCGCTTGACAAATTCCGCCTTGGTTCCTTTTGTATTCATGTGCCTTGCACGCAGATAGTCACGGAGAGTCTCCCACTTGACATTGTATAGTTGCTCCTCTGTAAACGTACCGAGGTCTTGCTCTTCTTTGCAAACACCACTTGCTTCAGCGGTGACTTCAAACTCGACATCTTCGTGAATGTTGGTGAGGATGTTTTTAATCTCGGCACTGCTAACACTATGAACGTCGTCGTCTGCCTCGTCTTCTTCGATGATGCTCTCGACAACAACAATAGGATCATCTACATCAGCTTCATGCACTTTATTCATAGTAGTTTTCACAAGTGAAGCTGGGGGTACCTGAGGCTTTGTCACACCTGACGCTGCCATCTGGAGACTGTGGACTTGTTGCTTGATGACAATAATTTCATCTTGGAAAATCTTGACCTCTTTATAAAGTAGATACATGTAGAGGGCGATACCAACGACTGTCATGATCAATAGAATGTGCAGCTTGGTCTCGAGTGAAAACGCCATTTCTATAATTAAACTTGCGTGACACTTTTGAATGTTGAAAACAAACGACTGTTTTTATACAACTTCGGACGTTGGTTCAATAATATTTGTGGCATCATCTTTTACAACAGGTTTAGGCATTGGCACTTCACTAGCCAAGAGTTTAGCCTTGATAGCAAGTGCGTCGTCCACCACGACTTGATCAAAGCCGTTTTGTTTCAAGAGCTCAAGGGCAATATACTGATGCGATATCCCCGGCGACACTTTGTATGGGTAAGAGATCGTGTCGCCAATGTTGACATTCATCTTTTTATTTACAAACTTGTCAAGGCAGGTAGGGTCTTTGGCTAACTTGGTGAGGTATAGATAATGTGTGGTAATGACACTGATATTTGTGGGATACGTTGCCATGTTCTTAGCGATTGCATAAGCCCCCGATATACCCTCGATAGGGTTTGTGCTGTTGAATATTTCATCCATGAAAATAATACTGAGCAACCCCCTGCCTTCACTTGCAAGCGTTTTCAAAGTATCAAGGTTTGCTTTGGACCTGTACATTTCCGCCTCGAACAAGGACTCTTTGCCTTTGCAATCAGGTATATTCATCTGAGAATTAACCAGGTAAAATGGTGTAAGCTCCATGCCATCGGCGTTGGTAGAGCTCAGGGTCTGCGCAAAGAGCACCGACAGGAGCATCGACTTGATCAGTGTCGACTTGCCCCCAGCATTGGGACCTGTTAGAATCATGGACTTGCCATCGAGAGTAATCGTGTTCTTGATGGGATTCTTAAGGGATGGGTGCCACACATTTTCAACGTGGAGCTTGGCCTTGTACTTGTCCAAGTATTTTGGAAAAGAATAATTCAATTTCTGAATAGAATAAACGGTATCCAACATACAAGTCTTGCGCAAGAGCGGAATATATTCTTCCTTTTTGAAAAACTTGTAGGCTTTTAGTTGCGAGCCAAAGTTAGAAAACACGTTGAACGTTTGTAATGTCTCGGTATCAATGTCTTGTTCCTCTTGAATGTCTTTTGCGATAGTATCGTTACCCGTTTCGAAATAGGGCGACAAGTCTGGGTTCCACAAGTTGATGAGTTGGCGAGCACTCGATATATAGGCAGTCACACCATTCATCTTGGTCGTCAGAAACTTGCTGATCTTGTAAACCGCTTTTGCAATTTCAATGCTATTAAATATTCCCTGAAAGTAAAATACGAGAGTGAAGATCATAGACAGCCAACCAATCTTGGGAAAGTACGTCTTGAGGCTCCCTGAGAGAAGACTCGACATCATGAACTTGATGTATGCACAAAAGCCCATGTGGATTTTAAACTTGAAACGTAGGATAAAATATGGAATAATAAAATATACAATGGGCGAAAAAAGTCCAATCATGGGCGATAGAACGATACGGTAAATATTATAAGCAGTGAGCGCTTCTGCCCTCTGATTAAAGGGCATGGTAAAGAAATTGGTAAAGTAGGCCATCTCGTATAGCGATGTAAGGTCTTCGTCCTTTTGGGTATAGATCCACGTGATGTCTTTTTCAACCGCTTTCATTTTGGCGAGAATAGTATTAGCATTGTCCACGTGACTTGCGGCTTTTTTTATGATCTTTTGGCGTTGACAAAGTACTGTCGTGTCCATGATGGGATTCAAAATAATTTCTTTTAGGAATTGTTTAGAAGAAGCGAGGTGAGTCTTGTCAATGGCCTCGAAAATGCTATTATTTGTGGTGCCATCATACGAGGTAATAAGTTCCAGGTCTGAGTTCACATTGGGGCCAATCGAAGTGGTGCTCTTTAGGGCAGTTTCAATGGGACCCAGGTAACTTATTCTTTTACATTCTACTTTGTCAATATCAGTGAATTCTTGCTCAGGCAGTTCAAGGGTCTTGATAAGGTCGAGCTTGTCTGTGGCATCTTTGCTTAGCATGTACTTTTTGATCGTGTCAAAATTGAAATTACTTAGATCCATAGCAAGGTTCTTCTAGTTTCAAGAGTAAAAAATAAACAGCTATTGGGGCGCACTACGGGCGATAGTGCTTTGCATAAAATGCCTAATAAATTAGGCGATAGTGCTTTGCATAAAATGCCTAATAAACTAGGCGAAAACAACCAGCTTCTTGACAACCAGCCAGTAGAGCATGACACCGATGATGACAAACAACAACAATATAAAGAAATCTGTAGAAAAGAAACTAAACCTTTCCGGGTCCATAAGCACTAGCATTATTTGGATCGCAATTTGAATCGTGGCAAAGCGTATCATATCATTGACCATTCCTGCATATTCTGCATTCCCTAGTCGTACAGTATAGATCGATTCCATTTTTTTTAGCCTAGATTTTTTATTTGCTATAATATGTACAGTGACAGTGGCATGAAATTCATAGAACACGGTGGCAAGATCGTGTCATTTGATAGGGGCGCAGTAAGTCCACAAGAAGCGTGGCTCATTGCGTACAATAATAAAAAGGAAAACATACACAACATGGCAAAAATGTGGAGCTGTGTCCGTGAACTTGGATGCACTTATTCGCCAAAGCACATGGCATTACTTGATGAATTGAAAGCGCCCTTTATTTATTCCCCAGGATTTCATTGATTTCGTTAGAAATCGTATTTATATTTGCGTTACCGCCGCTGCTTCTCGCACATAGCACGCAATGGCCACCTGAAGTACCGCCTTTTTGTTTACGGGCAGCCGGTTTATTACCTTTTACCGATACCTTTTTCTTTTGCATGGTGCGAACAGCAAACAACAGTCCAAAAGGAATTGCAAGATTCGCAACATTGGTAAACGTATCCGCCATATTTATTACACTTACCATAGAAAAAACTAAAAGTGAGCGTCTTCATCGAAATCCTGGCCGTCTTCGTCATCCATGTCGGGCAATGGCATCACCACAACATTGTCAAAGGCGATCCGGGCGAGGTCTGCTACAAGTCGGGTCTTGTCAAGCGACTTGTCAAAGAACCCGAATTGTTGCCAGTAATCTACCATTTGTGAAATGTGCCCGCATAGATCATCGCCAAAGTGGTCGTATAGTGCTATTAGGCCATTGTTGTTTTGTTTAATAGTTGCTGATTGTTTTGCATGGTCATTACATAATAGTATACGGCTGGGTTGAAGCTCGTCCAACTCTCTTTCGGCTGAATCTACAAAATTTAGTGCCGAGCTTGTGTTGACGACTTGTGAAAAGGTTGTCGTGGTCATTGTCTCTTGCATTGCAATTCCGAATTGATATTCCTTTAGATGTTTATTGATTTCTTTTTTACATTAGTGGAAACCCCATAGGCGTATTCGCTAATACCAGCCAACATGACAGGTTTATTCACAAACAGCGAATATCCTGCGAGGCTCACTGTTGCAAAATATTCGGCAATGTTTTCAACGATGTTTTCAAGGAGGTGACCCACTGTCTCGTTCCATTTGTGAAAGGCGTGTACTGGGATTTTCTTGTGCGGAACTAAGGATTCAATGTCGTACTTTGTAGCCTGTTCCAAAAAGAGCACGGGCTTTTTGTTGCGGCGCAAAACTAGAGTCATTGTTGTAATATTTTAGGCTATTTCTTTAGATAAGTACAAATGAAAAAGACAAAGGTGAGGATTGACAGGATGAGAATTATTGACAAGGTTGTCACAAAGACTATTATGTATGGGTACAACTCGGAATAGATGAGTGTGATGATGGGTAGGATGATCTTTTGGCGCACAAGAACTTGGGTGTCGGGCTTGTTTATCTCGGTGGTGACGAGGTTGACAAGGCGCCCTGTTATGAGTTTCATGAATCTATGTGAGCTCTTTTCTTGTACAGGTTTTTCTTCAGCAGGTGTTTCATTCATTTTCACGTGTGTTGTTGATCCCTTTTCTTTTTGCATATGCATTTGCTTTACTATTCATGCGTAAATTCTATGCCATTATTTATCCGGAAGGAAGTAAAAAGAAAGAAATGGTACAACTTAAACTCAAGTCGGCAAAGCGTCATGCGGATTATTATACTAATCGTGTGGACACCGACAATGTCGAGTTGACAAGTGTGCAAGTGGTGGATCGTGAGCGTGGACTTTTTCGACTCTCGGAAGAGGGATTGAACAATATTCTTGAAATTGAAGAGGTGGTTGTCCAATGTCTCTCACAACAAACTTTGAAAATTGCTTTTCAAGAGGACAACTTTGTCAGCTCTATTGCCGTCACCAAGAAGGATGGGCAAGTGTTCAAGATGTCACAAGTTGACGGGCAAAGCATTAGTAGTGAGTGGGTAAACATGACAGTCCGGCCATTTCGTGTCAAGGTTATGAAGGATAGGGCAATGCTCGAGTGGGAACTTGTCGACATCCAACCGTGTCCATCACCGAGTGACAGTACAAGCGAGTCTTCAGAGAGTGACAGCATTTCGTCCGAGGACTATATCAAGGAAGCCCTGTTGGAGCGAACAGCGACCATGAAGGAACGCATCGTAGAGATTGTATCTCGGATCAACGAGCTAGATATGGCGGTCGATGCTCTGATCACCAATGATTTTGAGGGTATAGACGCCCTTGAACTAAAGGTGAATAATTATTTTCTGGAACTATAATAAATATATAAATGGCTGATGATAAACTGGTGTCACGTCTTTTGCTTATTGGTCTTGCGGTTGTAATCCTAGCTATTTTGATCACCCAGTACACGAATAATAAAAAGACTCCCGGCTCTGCACCAGCGCCCCGCGAGCACTTCCAGGCAACCCTCCAAGAGTCGATCCCCCAACAGACTTGGAAGTCCTTCACCGACACCACACCAGCTCCCGCCAAGGCCCCGGCCTCTGTCAACGCTGTGATGCCGTCTGAGGCAGCTAACAATGAGCAGTACAAGGCTATCGACTTTCAATCCGAGGCCAAGATTCCGACGTCGTGTGCACCTCGTGACAAGAACACAGTTGCCGATCTGCTGCCCAAGGACGCTGCCAACTCGAAGTGGGCTCAGGCCAACCCCGCAGGCCAGGGTAGTGTGACCGACCAGAACCTCCTTAATGCGGGCTATCTGATGGGCATCAATACCGTCGGACAAACCCTCAAGAATCCCAACTATCAGCTCCGTTCTGACCCTCCTATTGAAAAGATCAATATTGGACCTTGGCAACAATCCACTATTGAATACGATGTTTCACGTAGATTCTTTGAAATTGGCGAGTGCTAATACGAATAATAAAATCTAGCAGCTAAATTATATTTTACAGTTTTGGATCCGAAAAACAAGGCAGTAGGCGTTATCTATGCTGATTGGAATATGCCGTTTTGAGGTCTCTATAAAATCGTTTGAGTGTCTTGTCCACCACTACAATACTGGAATTATTTTGAACAATTATGTCAAAATTGTCATTGACATATTTGCTAAACAAAGGAAAGTGATGCACCGAATACTTGGTCTTCATTATACATTTGATCATGTTCATGTTACGGGCGCTTACAGTCATTTATTTTCCTTACCGAAATTTATTTGAATTTATCGACACGCGCGCCAGCATTTAAGAGAAACACGACGACTAAACCCAATGGCTGAATACTCCAAGGATCTCCTCATGCTATCCTTGTCCAAGTTTTATTCGTGCAAGACGAATATTCAAAAGATCACACCGATTATCAATGGCAAATCGGACCTATCCCTGCGCCTCCTCGATTGGTTCGTCACCAATTATGCTAAAAAATGCAGTACTATAATTACCAGCTCTGTGAACAACAACATTGTCCATTTCAACGTCTATCTATCCTATCGCTCACAACTCAAGGCATATTCCAAGACTCAGTTTGACCCGTTCAGGAGACGCGAGCGTATCAACTTTTATTACGAGCGTGACAAGTTTATCGAGACAACTATTGGCCAACTCAATTTCTTTCGTTGGGTGTTGCAGAATAACATTTTGGAATATATTGAAAAGAACATGGCCGTTATCGAAAAGGACATGGTGTCGGTGCAAAAGAAATGCCCCATGGAAGAGGCAAAAGGGAAAAAACGAATAGAATTGAGTAAATCTTTCTTGAAGAATATGAATACGTTTACGGGCTTGCACACGATATCTTTTACTTGAAATGAATGATTTCATATATAGCTAATGGGTCAAGGCTGTAATGATTTTATTATGGAGCTCGTAGACGGTCGTGTCATTCCTGATCAATATGTCCTCGGGGATCTGCTCCCATTCTTTTTCGGAAGCGTGGTTGTCCTCTACATTTGACGCATTCGCATCTCGTGTTACCTTGATCACCATTGCATTGTCACCATACATGTCTTTGATTGCCTTGTACTCGTGCATGAATCGCATATCTGATATCACTATCTTGTTGCTGCTACTGTTTGAGTTTGAGTTCGAGTCTTGTAAAAGCCGGTTTATCCAAAAGTTACGCCCCACGTTGGGCAAGAGTTCCTGGATCTTGTACTGCATCATCTCGGTGCCCACGAATTGCATGGCAGACCTCGGGGTGATGCCATGGCGCTCGTCGATAACGTCCTTGGTGTCGTCCTCCATCTGGCTGGCCGTGAAACCAAAGAGCACCTTGCACAAGTCCTTGAGCGGCTCGGCAATCTTGACGTGGCGAAACTCGTAGTTGTATGTAATATAGGAAGCAATCGTGTCCTTGCCAGACCGCTTTTGGCCGCATATTGCTATCACTTGCTTTTGCATTTTACAGTCTAGTTTTGTATTTATTTGTTATTCCATTTTCTTTTTATATCTAGAACAAAATCGTTTAAAAGTCCAAGGGGATATTAATGGCAACGCCTGTATTCTCTTGAATCTTGTTCTGCAAATTGTTGGTCGCAATCAGGTTGGAGAAATCAGAATAGCCACCGATGCACTCTTTGCCAATATAGACCATGGGAAAAGTTGTCATCTTGGTCATCTCCTTGAGCTCGGGGATTTCTTCGGTCAGCGGGATGATCTTTTCAAAGGGAATCTCCATGTTGATTAGATCCTGCTCAAGCTTGTCACAATACGGGCACCCTACCTTGCTAAAAAATACAACTGGCACCATTGTTTTTTACGTTTAATTGAATATATTGTGTAAGATTCCCTTATATATTTCAAGTGGAATGGAAAAGAAAGGCCACATTATTTTGACATGTAATACTTGTCTTATTTGACTTTCTACTTGTCAGCATAGGGAGGCCCCACATCGCCCTGTATTGAATCGGAATACGGCAAAGCGTGATACATATAGTTGAGTATCGGTCACTATATGAAAGGCATGATCTTCCAACTTGGCCCCGTCGTTTTGGACCATGACATAGGTGCCAGAGTTGATCGTGGGCGGGGGACGTGGCAAGATGTCAATGCGATAGTGGATGCCAGCGAAATGAAGGCGTTTGCATATTTCGTGTATTTGACTCGCATCTACTTTTGCTATATCAACTGTCTCGCCACAGTAGAGGACAAGGGCTTGGCTGACTATGTTGACAAGAAATGCGAAAAGCTCGAATGCATTATTCAAGCTGGGCAGGCATATATTGATCACACTGTTACTTGTATTCTTTAAAAAAATGAGTTCGGCGAGTTCGCTGATCTTGGTAGCCGCCATGCTTTTACTTGTATGGACAAGAATGTATTTTGCTAAAAGAATATTGCAAATTCATCGGAAAGGTGTGCAAGGTTTTCTACCAAAATATTATACACGAGTCGATTAAATGAGTAGAAGAATACTTTGCAATATGATTCGCCTAGACAAAATTCCTAGTCACAAGTTTTTGATCAAGTTGATGCATGATCCGTCCATAAGCATACCTGTGAAAAAGCGTATCATCATGTATGTCAATGGTGACAAGCGTATTTCAAAAAGGAAATTAATACTTGATTTGCATGTGGCTTGTCCGCTTGTGGGAGGAAGCGGTGAAGACAGCAATATCATTTTCAAATTTGGTATAGATTCGCCAAAATATAGAAGCGGCACAGCAAGTCCGATGGATTTACCCAGTCCAACAGGTCCCTTTACATTTGGCATTGGTTCTCCGAATATCAATAATCCTACACCCAAAAAGATTACACAAGCAAATGTAGCAATCAACCCTGAAGGAATGAATGCACGTTTTTTCATATCACAAATGGCAGCTTTTACAAATTTTGCGGTAGACAAACCACTTGATGTATATACAAATAAAAGTGGAACAAAGACTTTGACAATTGACGAGATTATTGGATCTGGATCGTTTGCAAATGTATATAAAATTGCAAATGAGCCAACCCTATGTATTAAATTGTTTAAAAATAATAATGACGAGGGAGCTATACAACTATGCATCCGTAACTTTTTGAGTTCGTGCAAAGCTTATATCCAGTATACCTCATTTCATTTTGGTACATTAGAAGATATTTGGTATAGCAATAGTCAAAATAATAGTGGATACATAACAACTTTAATGCATGGATCTCTAACTGATTTGTTTAGCTTGATAGATGTACCACAGTTGGATATTATTCATTCAAAAACACTGGCGATATTAAAAAATAATTGTTTCATTCACGGTGATGTCAAACTTGACAATATTCTTTATAGAAATCATACACGTGAATATGATGTCAAACTTGACAATATTCTTTATAGAAATCATACACGTGAATATGATGTCAAACTTCACGATTTTGATACGGTTTATGTGTATGATGCAGAAACGTTACTACATGATTCGGATAAACCTTTTAAAACCAAAATGAGCATGACACCACTTTCAACGCATCCATTCTTCATGACGTTTACAAAGTGCTTGGCCACAGCAACCAACAAGTCAGAATTGATCACATCATTGAATACATTTACATATGATGACATTATGAATCGGTGGAAGCTTATTATTGCAATTGTCACTCAAAATTGCAACCCAGCTGAAATAGAAAATATAAAATCAATTATTGACTCTTTATTGAGTCTTGTGGAAAGGTTTTTGGATTTTAAAACACGTTCGGGCAATATAAATGTCGATTGGTTGAGAAACATGATGCAACATTTTGATTTGTATTCTTATGGTGCATCGCTTATTGTCTACGGGTCTTCAAAGGGTGAATCCAATACGGATATTTGTAAAAGAGTTGTAATGCTTGGTCAAGATGTGATATCGTCACAAAGAGGTGGGTTGGATAAAGTATTAATCGATTTGGATCGTGGAATGCCTCCACTTGTTTTTGAAAAACTGAATCCTAAAGATAGGCGTGCAATTCTTACAAGACCTTTACACATTTCTGAACCGGTCAAGTCGCCAAGGAAAGATGATGATCTTTACACCATCTTGAATCAAAAAATAGTTATAAATCCTCACATGTTGGATGATCAATTCAACTTGGAAAATCAAAGTGACAATATCAAGGATCACTATCAAAAGTTGTTTATGCACGAGCATAGGAAATGAAGCAATAATTATTCAATGAAACATACACTTGCTCTACTTCTTGCCGCGGCCCTTCTTCTCGGGCTTCTTCTCCTCGACCACCACCTTGCTCGGGGCCTCCTCGTCTACGACTGCAGCCACTTCAGGCTCGGGCTCAGGCACCACCTCGTCGTTGTCAGAGTCCTCAGGCGGAGGGATCGACTTGTCCAGCGGGTCCTCGGCCTCCTCCTCGTCGTCCGAAGACTCGATGTACTTGCTTGTGGCCGACACAGGGGCAGCAGAGTCGTCGTCGTCGTCCTTGAACGCAAAGCCCTTGATGGCTGTGTTGGTCGTCACCTTGAGCTGCAGCGGCTTCCACGACACTCCGAAATTGTTGTTCACAATCCAGATGCCGTTGCACTGAATGATGGCAGTGACACGCGAGCCCTTCTCGATAGTGGACAGGTCCAACTTCTCGCCCTTGGGGTCGTAGCAGTCGCACGCGATCTTGCCGTCGCTCATGATGACACCAATGCGGAACGTGGGAGGGTACTTGTCGATGATCTCGCCAGTCACCTTGTCCTTCGGGTACGCGACCATAGGGGTGAAGTGCTCCTTCAGGATCTCCAGGGACTTCTCCCGCTTCCACCACGCCTTGGAGTTCTCGACTCCGGCCTCCAGCACCATATTCTCAATGCCCTTGAGCATCTTGTAGAACTCGGCGACAGACTTGTTGTCCTCGATGTTCTTGAGCGAGAGCTGCAGGGACCACTTGTCCTTGTCGCCGGGCTTGACCTCGGGCGCGTCCTTGCTGTTGAACTTGCTCGTGCCAAAGGGCGCATGCAGGTTGGGAGTCTGGATGATCAGGGGACCATCGTTGAAGCGGAGGTAGACGGCCTTGCTGTTGTTCTCAAGGACCTTGAGGTTCCCAAGCTTGAGGGTCGACGGGGTCACGTTCTTGGGCAGGTTGACGGTCTCCATGGCAGATTGTAGGTTGATAAATATACAACGACAAGGCTTCTTTATATCGATTTATATTTTACTTTTTTCGATTTTTCATTGTAATGAGCCTTTTTTAAAGCATAAACACGTGATGCCATTGGATAAAGGACTATTACTCCCAAAACGGTGTTGAACAAGTCACCTACACGTCGCTATCCCCCATTCCCGATCTTTCAAAGCATTTATTTGTGAATTCATAGAATCAAGTGAACCCAAGATTCCTTTGATTTCGACACCATCGTAAAATGTACATATTTAAATAATATCATTGGCTACCAGTTTGGCAATAACAACTGCTCCATGTTTTTCAATAGGGCCACTAGAAGGGCATAAATCGGACAAGTATGGCTTCAAAAGCTCAGGATTGTCAATCATAAAAATGAAATGATGGTATACTCGTGATACTATCATAAAAGTCACTCGACACAAAAGACATTATCAGATGAACAGGTGCTTCATGAAGCGCTGCAGGTTGAAATAGGACAGCTGGACGTCATCCTCCTTCAGGTTCAGCAGCTCCTTGAGCTTGTCGTCTGGGTTGATCTGCTTCTTGTTCTCGGGATTCTGCAGGTTGTGCTCCTTGATGTAGATGTTGAGCTTCCTAGTCACCTCGGTCCTCGCAAGCTCTGATCCTGCCTCAAGTCCCAGGAATGCGCACAGGTCCGCATTGAGCTTGGCCGGCTTGGCGAACCCACTTGGTGTCTTCCTTGGAACCTTGGGTCCCGAGCGCCTTGCACTTGCCTTGACCAGCTTGGCGTGGTCCTTCTGGAAGGACTTGAGCTGCAGCGTAATCTCCTTGCTCAGGGTAAACAGCATGTTCACCTTGTTCACAATCTCCTGCAGCGCATCTGGGGCTTGAGCCGGGGCATTTGCGTCCACAACAGGCTCTTCAACAACTGCCTCTACAACGGCAACGGGCTCAGCTGCAGCAGCCTTCGCGGGGGTGATCTTCTTGGGTGCCATTTGTTATAAGTAAGTGTCTCGATTTTATTCTTATATCCTTTTCACAGTTTTCAGACCAAAATGCCTCGGGCCAGCTCGTCCGCCAGCCGGTTGTTGTTAGCCTCGAACGTATCGGCCTTGGTATGGGCTTTCACATGGATCATGATGATTGAGCGCTTGGCCATACCCGCGTCGAGTTTTTCGAGTAAATCCCGGTTCAATACAATTTTTTTATCGCTCTTGATCCATCCACTCTTTTTCCAACCGGGCATCCACTTGGTCATCGAGTTGACAAGCAACATGCTGTCGGTATAGATAGTGAGCGGCACTTTGCCTGTTGGATCTATTTCGTGGGCGATTTCCATGGCACGGATGGCGCCAAAAAACTCTCCGCGGTTGTTGGTGCAAGGTGGTGGGATCTTTTCGGCCACGTTTTTATCGGGATGATCGGGCCACACCACCGCATACGAGGCCACTGCATTAGGTGCACCATTCCTGAGTGCGGAGCCGTCGGTAAAGCAAACGAGGGAGGCCATTTCTCTTATTGATTTGGCTCTGAGAAATATGTATAGAGAAAAAAACAGAGATCACGGGTTACCTCGATGTCAGTTGGTAGTATGACATTTAGCTTTACATAGACGTTACCACGACTTTGCTCTCCTGTGTCCGTATCAATAAATGGCAAGCCCTTTTTGGCAAGTGTGTAGCTATATTTCTTTTCGTTGTCAAAAGTTAGAATAAAAGAGTCATAAATTTGAAACCGAAATATTTTTGAAACATAAAAGTCATACAGAGAAATGTCCTTGTTCACGTACAAGTCAAAATTGCCCAACGTCTCTTCAATGTAAACACCTGATGGCGACTTGATTGTGAGTGTTATTATTATGTCGGACCGCTGTTTTGACTTTATTATCGAGTCATCCCCTTGGCCAGTATAAATATATTCTTTTTTGTAATTGTTTAGAGGGACATACACTATTTGAATGTCTTCGCCAAAGTGAGAGTCAGTAGCTTGGGACCAACGCCGCACTCGCACCTCGATCTTCTTGACTTTGCGATTGTAGACCTCGTCCAAGGTGCACTCGACCTCTATATTGATCGTCTTGGGTACAATGTACATTTGAAAGAGTGTATACATGCTCGACATGACATCGCCCATAAAGCTCTTCCATCCTGTGATAGGTTCAACTGTGCTTTTGTTGTTGTCGTAAATGCTGCGCTGGACAGGGTCTGACAAAATGTCGTAAGCATTTTTGATCTCGGTGAATTTCGTCGAATCTTCGATGCCTCCTTGCTTGTCGGGATGGTACTTGAGGGCAAGGTTGTGGTATGCGCGGCGGATCTCGTCTTGTGTTGCTCTGGGGTCGAGTTCAAGAACGTTATATAGGTTATTGCTTGCGGCCATTTTATCTTTTGGTTTTGTACTGATTTGTTTTCTAAATGGAAACAATGATTTAAAAATTTAATAAACTATTTAGGTATTGTACCAAGAGCATGTTTTTTAATAAGCAACAGCTTCACAGGCTGTCAACGAAAGAAGACAGTCATTATTTTCACATTCACAAGTTGCTTGGTCTACTATGCTTGTCGCATTTCATATACCGGATCGCTGAAGGGTTTACATATGGTGTACTTACCTTTACACCAGTATCTACACTAGTTTGGATTGGTATACATGCATCACTTCACATTTCATCCTTCCAATTTGTGCTGCCACAAAAGCGTAACCATGTTTACAATACCATATGGCCTGAAATGCGACTACATACTATGATATTTGCATACCGGTCTATCATTACAATGTTTTGTATTTATTTGGCTCAACACCATGATTTGCCAGTATTGTGGCTTAATTTAGTAAAAGGTGTTATTGTCATGGGTACAATCATTTCCGCGGATGTAGTCACATGGTATTACAAAGAAACTGGTAAAGTTGGCAAAGGAGACAGTACAATGCGAAGCAATCCTTACCCTACATGGGTTTCGCCACAATTCATAAAATTCAACAATTATTTCTATAGTTTCTCACAAGTCTTAGCTACTATGAATATATTGACATATAATGATATAGGGCGGATCTTTATGATTCTGATACCAATCCAGACAGCCCCATTTTGTATGACTCTTGTTAAAAAAGGAATTATTGATCAACTAGGTTGGCATGTTTATTATACAATTGCACTGGTAATTAATTTTGGGTATGCCATTCGAGAAAATGGGCCAAGACTTTTGCCAATTCATACGTATTGGCCACTTGTTATAATATTTTGTTTGTTGAGATTTAAGTTCAATTTAAATAAATATGTATTGTGGATATCAATAATCGCAGTGCAAATACATTATGCAATCACATTTTGATGGGTTGTTTCATTATAAATTATTGTTTTTCTACATAAGAACCTTTTGTGCAAAATACACAATATGGTCTGGATTCAATTCATGCTACTTTTGGGCGCCAGGTGGATATGCAACTACAATACAAGCAAATTTGATGTAGTTGTCGATACATCTATATCATTGTTTAACATTATTGCAATATTTTCACAGTATAACATACTAGGTTGTATAACATCCTTCGTTGATTTTAGTATTCAGCTACCTTTTATAACTCAAACTGTATGCACAAATTATATGGTACTATATACGGAGTCTCTCTTTTATGATAACGTTATAGTAAAAACCGGTAGAATTGTTATGAACATACACCATGTAGTTCTTATTTACTTGATGTTTCTTGCATTGTCATATAATATGCAATTAGTATCTATTGGAGTGTTCCTAGCTCAACTATCAACCCCTTTTTTGTCCTTGTCTAAATATTATAGATACTCGAATAAAGGTTTGGCAAAAATATTCTTTAAAATATATATTGTAGCTTTTTTTATATTTCGTATTGTTCTACATCCGATTTGTTGCATTATACCAGCATACTTGTTTTCAAAACAACATTTACCAACAGAAATATATATTATTATAAATATTATACTTTCAAGCCTTTGGTTTTTACAAATATACTGGTTTGTTCAAATTGTTAAGATAGCCAGAAAAGTATTAAAAGCGTAAAGCGTTGTAAATATGTTTTTTTCAATCAACACACAATAAAGTGTGTGCTTATGTTTATCTTTACATTAAGATCAATAGCAGAGATGGCCGTTTCCCCATTTAAAACAAATAGAGAAATTCCAAAAACAACATATATTGATACTAAACAAAACAAATATATAGTATCTAAATGCCCTAGTCTCGCTTGTTTTAAACCTTTGTGGTGGGCATCAGGACCACATGCACAAACTTTTATGCAATGCACATTCCATGTACCCCTAAAAGCTAGTGTATACAATCGTGAAATAATAACCCTTCCTTATGATGGTGTGCAATTAGCTTTAGATTGGAAAGAAGATAATACAATGTTAAGCACGTGCCCCATTATAGTTTGCTTGCATGGCTTAGGTGGAGATTCTAAATCACGATATTTACAAGTATTTACACAAGAGTGCCAAAAGCGTGGATATCGATCTGTTATTTATAATAGACGTGGTCACGGAGGGATGTCTCTGTTATCATGTAGTCTTGAAAAAACCAAAGAACAACCTAAAGTCTTCCCATCTCATATCAATATGGATGATATGGAATATATAGTTGATTATATAAAAAATAAATATCCCCATGCACCGAAGTTTCTTGTAGGCTTTTCTTGTGGAGCGAATCTAGCAATTAATTACATCTCTAAATTCCAAAATCATATTTTTGCTGCATCTGTTTCTGTTAGTAATGGATATGACATATGGAATGGTACAAATATTCTTAAAAAAAACAAAATGGCTATGTTTGTTGCTACACAATTTCTGCTTGATTTGCTTAAAACTAACAAAAATGACATAAACAAACTAGCAGTATCTACGGGATGTCATATTAATGTGAAATTAGCCTCTCGGTGTAGAACTTTACAAGATTTTGAATCAATAGTTGTAGTCCCTTCATACGGTTTTTCTGACTTGCAACAATATTATACTGAATGTAGCTCGCATAATAAACTAAAACACGTGAAATCACCGCTTTTATGTATTTCTAATATAGAAGATCCCCTAGTCCCTTCTGAAGTAACTCAATATCCTCAAAACGCAGCTAAATATAATGAAAATATTATCAATGTACAAACACAGCGAGGAGGTCATCTTGGCTGGATTGAGGATTGTCGAAAATCACCTTGGTATATGAATCTAATTTTTGAATACTTTGATGCCATTCAATATAATAAATAATTCCATAGAATCAAAAATCCAATCAAACGCAAATGTCAGTAATCTCAAAGTCCCACTTGACCGCCTCGCGGATGATGGGGATGTACCTCACCTCGTGCAGCACGGTCTTGCCGTTCTTGGCCTCGATGACAGTGGTACAGCACCCTGGCCCCTGCTTTTCCAAGTAGGTCTCGAAGCCCTTGATGACAGTCGCGTTGGCCACCTTGGCATCCACGATCTTGTACTTGTTGTCGGTGATGTCCACACTGACACAGACCACATAATAGCTGTTGTTTTCGCCAGAGAACGTCATGTTGGCGGCCAGGTAGGCCAGCTTGTTCATTGTGGTCCTGCTGCTCAGCCACTTGTAGAAGCTCAGGTCGACCACCTTGGTGGCGATGTTGTCCCTCACGTACCTGCAGAAATCCTTGTGGTTTGGCCAGTCGGCTTTCTGACACTCGGCTGAGCAGTAGTGGACGCTCCTGCACTGGGCACAGTGCTCTGCCTTTTTGACCATGGGCATGTCCTTGGCGCAGGCACAGCAGAACTTGGTAATGATATAGTTGTCGCACATTTTCTTTCAGGGTTTTTTAATATTGAAAAAATCGAATTTTGTGAGCTCGCCATTGAGCATAGGAAATGAATAATCAATCATACAACTTTTAAATTTATTGTTGGTCGCGATCGCTGATGCGTTTTGCAAACGTGCCCAGCGGGATGGACCAAAACGTCCACCCAATTCGGAACATGATTTCATTGTCGGTTGCTTCTAGCAACTTGTCCAAGGCCCCCTCCTTCACACCAGCCCATCCGTACGCATCGAGCACCACGGACAACGGCTCCTCACAGTCCATGTGAACGAGGTTGTACATGTGGCATTGTCCCAATGTTGTCTTGTCATGACACGTCCTGTCTTGACAGAAATCAGCATACTCGTATTCGAGGTATTTCGACCTCGTCAGTCCAAAGGCGATGAGAGACGTATCCTTTGGAGGAAGGAGTTCCTTCACGGGGCGACTCAAGTCGGTCTCGGTGAACATCATTGTATAAAATGAATGAACCCAATATATTGTTTATGTCGATTTTTTGACAAAAACCTAAAGACATCACATACAAAACAGAAAATAGAAACTACATTTTTGTTATAAATATGAACTTGAAATGCGAGCCAGCGATGCAACGCCTATTGCATGCGAATTTGTCGGTGTATTTACACAAGAGCAAGTACGCGCTGGCCCTACTAATACCATCACATGTACCATGCCCTCATCTCTATATCAAGAGCACGAGCTGTGTTGTGACATGGGCGTATATAAACCATGTGGTGTGTGTCATGATAGGAAAGCCCGTGACAAATCTGTTTGCAAGTCTACAGACTTCAGAAACGGATTATTTATACAATAATTACATGTTTGTGATCAATGCCAATAGCGAAAGCATTCCTATTATAAAAAGCATCGTGGAACAAAAGTGCTTGGTCCTTGACCGCCACATCATCGTGGTGAATATCATCGAGCAACTCCGAGACTCGGTGGCGTTGGCCCTATATTCCGTGATTAATAGCTATTCCAACACGACGCTTTTCATAGTTGTGAATGGGTCGGCTCAACCTATTACCCGGTCTTTACAAAATCTTCTCTTGTCTATACATTTAAATTTTGATATGGAACTTTTTAAAAAGGATTTTGAAAGCGAAAGTATTTTAGATTTGTCTGATTCTGATCCGCTGAACCTTTGCATACAAATGGAAACGAAACTAACCCTGAAAGATTTCTTGGGGGACTATGTAAGGGTCAAGCTGGATCTTTTGAAAAGCGCTACCACAACTCAAACCGTGTATTACAACGAGCTCCGCAATCTCGTGATTAGTATAGGTGCAGGGTGTGTTCCTGTTCCACGGCTATGTGAAATATTGTTACAGTGGCATGCGGATGGCGAGTCGGTGGCTATATTGGCCGAGATGGAAGCGGCATTGCGTATCACCACCAAGGAACTCTTTGGCCTTGAACACTATATCAATCGCTTTATACAACATAGGAAATCCAAAATATAATAGGGCAAATACAAATCATTTACAAACGTAGGATGACAAGAACTCGTCCATGGCAGCTTTTGGAAACTTGATGCAGATATTTTGATTGAAAAACGAGTCCTTTTCATATTCGAATATGAAGCCATCCTCAAATACCTGTTTACACAATTTGTGCTTTCCCCACTCGGCCGATATTGGGTATTGACCTGGGGGGTATTTGTACTCGGCAAATGTATCATTCACCACTTTCTCGCCCTTGTAGTCAACTTTGCCGTTTTCAGATATTGAAATCGCCGTAATAGCAATTGTGTCTTTTTCCTTGTCGATATTTAATCCAAACGTACACTCGGTACCGTACAAGGTATACGTCTTGGTCATGTGAACGGATGTAGAAGAGTACTCGAGGGATCCACCGTGCATAGACGGGACCTCATATATAATGGGCGCTTTGACCACTATCACTTTGCGCCCATGGAGACGCTTCGAAACAATGGCAGAATCAAACAGCTTGGTCGCGCATTTGAAGACGTGTTGTTCAGAATCATAAGCCGTGACTTCGTTCACAATGATGTCAACCACTTCTCCGGTCTCGGGGTATGCGATTTTGAGCGACTTGGCCGTAAGGATGCGCTCGTTCAAGGGCACTGCGCGGAGGATGTTATAGGTGGCCATTGTCTTGAATGCTTGAATGCTTGAATGTATATATGCTATGAAACTACTAGATCTTTCGACTTTTTATCTCGACGTGATAGATTTAAGATTTATAGAATACTTATTGTCAAACAAATGGCAGATATTCATCGCAATCTCATCATCTATAGCTCCAACTTTGCCGAGTGGTACGGGCTTCCCGATGACCCCACCGCAAGTGCCTTGGTCCGAGCAGCTCATGACATTTTGCTCGTGTACAGGAGGGTATCGACACCTGAAAGCATTGTCAAGTTGATTGTTGACACGACCAAGTTGTACAAGGAAGCTTGCGGACGGTATGATATCGCAGATGTGCGTACAAGAGCATACAAAGTAATGCAAGAAAGCAAGTTTCGCCCGCTTGTTTTCGAGTCACTGCCATGCAACAAGTCGGATGTCAAGAAGAATCCCATGCCAATGTTTGAGAACGAGTTCAAAGAAAAGGATATGTTGAACGCGGCTAGGGACATGGATGTCGAGTGGCCGGCGCTCTTTGTAAAGCATGGTCGTGTGCCCACCAAGGATGCACTGTGTGCAACACTCTTGCTCGAGTCGTTGGACGAGGAGCCTACCGAGTGCTTTCATAAGCGGGACTTTATTGCGTTCAGACAGAGGGCGTTGGGCTACCTTGAAAAGTACGCGGCGTTGGATAAACAACACAAGGCATATGTCGATAGCTGTGATTTGCTTTGCGAGGAAAACTTGAGGGCGCTCGAGTGGTTGCGGTGTGTTGACAGCACTGTTTCTAAAAAACTCATAAGCAATTTTTTCCCATCACAAAGCTATACACAAAGCTATATCCCGGCATCTACCATGAGTTTCTAAATCATTGTTTTTTTGAGCATATTTTCAAAATTATTTTGGAAAACTTGACAGAAATTATTTGCATTGCTTTTCATTTATTGTGGGACATCCAATACGCCGCTGTGCTTCATCAAGACTGACCTAAAGAAGACAATCAGGTTTGGGTTGGTGCACAAACTTGACCGACCCGTCATTACTGGTCCCACAAGGACTTTCCTTACTTGATGCATTTTCGTCTTTTACTTTTCAGGACGCTAGCTATTTTTATAAAGAATAATTTCAAACTTATTTTGGAAAACTTTATAGGATTTTTAAGTGACCCCTGTGAAAAATAAAAGGAATAACCACGATGCTTTCAATGAACTCATGAGAGCGCCCCTACAGAATGAAGGGCGCATATAGAATGTCCTTTGTTTGTCTTTCACTTTTCAGGACGCTAGCTAATTTTTATGAAGAATAATTTCAAACTTATTTTGGAAAACTTGCTAGGAATTGAAAGCGACCCCTGTGAAAAAACAAATGGAAGAATTTGGTGTGTCCAAAAAGTGATATACCATCATAAATGGCACTAGCCTTGTCTTTTACTTTCAGGGCGCTAGCTATTTTTATAAAGAATAATTTGAAAATAGTTTTGGTAAACTTGCTAGGAAATGAAAGTGACCCCAGTGAGAAATCAAAAAGGCATATTGGGGTGAGATACCATCAATGACACTGTGCGCATTACTATTTAAAATCTTTTTGCTATATTTTTCATTGTAATAAAAAAATAAAAGTGATTGCTGGCATCACCATGCAAGACGTATACAACACGATTGCAAAAGAGTTTGACAAGACCCGCCACACCCACTGGAACTGTGTCAAGCAATTCGTATGGTCCCTGAAGCCATCGACGCTTGTTGCAGATGTCGGGTGTGGGAATGGCAAGAACGAGACCATCCGGACTGACATTACCATCTTGGCAAATGACATTTCAACCGAATTGCTCACGATCGCAAAAGCAAAAAATAGCACGCACAAGTCGTTCAACTCGGAATACATCATGGCGGATGGGACACACCTAGGCTACCGTGACTCGATATTTGATGCCGCTATATGCATTGCCGTCATCCATCACTGCTCGGCGCCCAAACAGGTCGTGTCAGAAATCATGAGGACAATGAGGCCGGGTGCGCGGCTTCTGTTCACGGTGTGGGCCTATGAACAGGAGCACAAGCCCAAGTGGGTCAATCTGGGCAATGGGGATTTCTTGATTCCATGGCAAGACTCGGTACACCGGCCCTATCACTTGTTTACCAAGGAGGAAGTGCTCGAGTTGATACAGGATTTCAAACTCGTGTCAATGACGTTCGAGTGCAACAATCACTGTGTTATTTTGGAAAAGTGAAATACTTTGATTATATCTAGAGTGAATGTGTAAAATATACCGTGCATAAAACAAAACTTTACTTTGCAAATCAACTGTTTCCTGTGCGGACAGTATTTTAAGGCTTCAATGATTATAGTTTATTTTTACCCCCTTTTGCAAACGAGGCAAAGTCCTTGATGGTATATCGTTCTCCTATATTGATCAAACCTATAGTTGATATACCATTAGCTGTTTTTTCTTTATTATATTCGGCAAGAGCCAATGAATGTGCTGCTTTTTCCCAATATGGGCCACCTATATACAAATATACATCACTGACTTGATCTAGTTTTGTTGCTTGAACTACTTTTTTAAATTTGCTCAATGTCTTGGCGAATTCTTCGGGTGTATTTACCAACTTGATAAAATCTTCTAGCTTGCTTTTTTGTGCTATTTTAGCTTTGACTTTCTCTACTGTAATGTAGTGTTTAGCTTCTACAATGACAAGAATTCTTTTATTTGGAAACCGTTTTTCATCTTTATGCTTTAGAAGAAACAATCCATCAAAATCTGTCAAACGATTACCTGCGAAGGGATCTTTTATGGTCTTTAGTTGATCGCTATATGGAATGACTAAATGACCTTGGAATGCTTGACACAGATGGCGAAATACAGTGTCACTCAGCTCTATTTCAGCTATATCGGCTTCACGTTTGATATATCCATTTATGTTTTTTAATTCGAGGTTTATATTTTTAAACGTTTTTTCAATATGGGTTTCTATTTTTCCAATGCGATCATCTATAGATTGAAATCGCGCGTCTATAGATTCAAACCTGGCGTCTATAGATTTAAATTTTTCATTGGTTTCATCTTTGAACTCCTTTACATTAGCCAATATTTTTAGTAATAAATCTCTGTTAGTTTTTGACATTTATAATGGAATCCTTTATTTTTCATATAAAAACAATTTACGTTTTAAATACTAGCAAATTGTTTATGTTTGTGAAAACGAACAGACATGACAATCTACGAGGATTACGCCGGATATACGGCCACCTACAAGGCCAAGTATGGTGATACAACCCTGGTGATGATCGAAGTGGGCTCCTTTTGGGAGATTTACGATTGTGACAAGCACCTGGGTGCAGACATGAAGGCCGTGTCAGAGCTCTTGAACATACAAGTGTCAAAAAAGAACAAGAGCATTGCGACAGTGAGCGCGTCAAATCCGCTCATGGCAGGGTTTCCGAGTCACAGCTTGCAACGCTTCTTGCCCCTGCTACTCGAAGCAGACTTTACTGTCATATTGGTCTCGCAAACTACAGCGCCGCCCAACCCCGAGCGCGGTGTGACACATGTCTTGAGCCGTGGGACCTATGTGGACCAGTTGGATGCGGGCAAGTCCAACTATATAATGAGCATATTCGACCAGGGCAGCGGGGCAGTGTATGGCGCGGGCATCATCGACCTGTCCACAGGCGAGTCGTTCTACTTTGAAGACATTGCCGAAAAGCTACAAAAGATCATCAGCACGTACAAACCGTGTGAAGTTCTTATGCTTTCTGACAACACAAAAACAGAAAAGAAAAAAGTCAAAGTGTCATGCAAGAATTACGATTTGGATCCCAAACCATACCTCAAGATCCACTATCAAAACGCCGTGTTGGAGCGTTGCTTTGACAACGACTCGATGCTCTCTATTATCGAATATATCGACATGGAACGCAAGCCAACAGCGCTTGTTGCATACTGTGCCCTCATTGACTATTGCACTGGCCACAATCCTAGCGTTGTGTGCAAGATGAAAAAGCCCACGGACTGCGGCTCCTCTGATTATCTCGACATGTTTTACAACACCATCGAGCAGCTGGACATCGAGGGCTTGAACAAGATTGTTAACAAGTGTGTCACGGCAATGGGGCGCCGCTATTTCAAAAAGCGACTCATGTTTCCATATAGGTCGGTTCAGCTGATGAGCGCAAGCTGGGACAAGATCGAGGCCATGTCTTTGGAAGATGCACAGGCCATTCGCAAGGTGTTTGGAAGTGTCTACGATCTCGAGAGGTTGTTTCGGCGCATCGAGTTGGGCACTTGTGCATTCAGTGACCTCGAAAATGTGGTGACCTCTGTCATGGTAGTGGCCGAGGGTCAAGATCTTGGCGTGTGGATCTCGGAACACGTGGATTTGAGCAAGGGCTTTCTACGTGGTCACGCCGAGATAGACACGTTATTGTTGGGCCTGGATGGGTGCAGGGTAGCCCTTGACAGGGTGGTGAGGCGCTTGAACACGATCTACGGTGTCGACTTTTGGAAGGTGGACAAGACAGAGCGCGATGGCTATTACTTTTCATTTACCCCAAAAAGGTGGAAGGAAATTGTGGACAAGCGGGACAAAGTCGATGCAAGCAAGTTTGATGTGCGCGAGGGCAAAGTTACCAACATGACTGCGTCCATCAAAGTGACCCACCCCGCACTCGATGCGATTTTCAACGAGGAGGAACGGCTGGGGCGGGAGCTCAAAGTGGTCTCGGCGGCAAAATACAAGGTATTTTTGGAGGACATGGTGAGCTTGCATGGCGGTGCATTTACCGGCATAGTGAGTGTGATATGTGAGAGGGACTTTGTGTCGACGTGTGTGGTCAATGCTCACAACTTTTGCTATGCACGGCCACAGCTTTGCAAAGGGCATAGTTGTGCACATGCCGCCTTTACAAGTGTCAGGCATCCCATCATAGAGCACGTAAACGAGTCCGGCGAGCCCTATGTAGGCAATGATGTGCAAGTTTCCCAGAATGGCATCCTGCTATATGGCCTCAATGCGTCCGGAAAGAGCAGCCTCATCAAGGCAGTGGGCTTGAACATCATCATGGCACAGTGCGGCATGTATGTGGCAGCATCAGAGCTCACCATCTCACCCTTTGATGCAGTGTTTTGCAGGATTAGCAAGTCTGACAATTTGTATGCAGGGCAGTCCACTTTCATGGTGGAAATGTCAGAGCTGCGAAAAATCCTAAATGAGGCGACTACGGATTCACTTGTTCTTGCAGATGAGTTGTGCGCAGGGACAGAGTCTACTTCTGCCATTTCGATCGTGAGCTCGTGCATTTCTTCGTTGACCAAGAAGCAGTGTGCATTCATGTTTGCGACCCACTTGCATGAGCTCACATCCGTAGATATTGTAAAATCCGCTGGGGCACTTGAAATCTATCACCTGGACGTGATTTATGATCGCGCATCCGACCTTTTGATATACAACAGGAAGTTGTGTGAGGGCCAGGGGTCTCAGCTTTATGGGCTCGAGGTGTGTAAGGCGCTCGACATGCCTGCGGACTTTTTGGCCACCGCAAACGAGGTCAGACAAGAGATCACAGGCCGAGGGTTGCGGGCGAGCAAATACAACGCCAAGATGGTGGTGGACAAGTGCAAATTGTGTGGGGCGGGTGCGGACGAGGTGCACCACATCAAGGAGCAGTACCTAGCGAATGCGGCAGGATTCATTGGTACCATGCACAAGAACAAAAAGGAAAACTTGGTGGCCCTGTGTGAAAAGTGCCATGATGATGTGCACAACGGTGTGGTCAAGATCGACGGCTACAAGTGGACAACACGGGGTGCTTTACTTTTGACGCGTTCTTGATCCATTTATCTTGGGCCTAATGGTATCATCCATGGCTCTTCTTTTTCAAATGTTTGAACTTTTTCTAGAACTAGAGCTCCATACATTCGTGTGCAATGAATAAATTTATTATTCCATTTTTTTATATATGTTTCTACTTCAGGTATTTTATATGGAGATTTATAGAATATATCTATTTTTTCGGGGTACATGTCATTTTTTGAATACTCGATATCTATGACTATTCCACATCCTGGATTTTGATCTTGATATGCATTTGTCACGTTTCGAAACTCATTTAAATGTCCACCATCTTGGTAATTATAAATATGCATAAACAATGTGTTATATATGGATCTTTCCAAAAAGCACCATTTTGTAATTCGTTTCTTCGTTTCTTTAGTTTTATCTGAATCGGAAGGTTTAATTTCAAATTTATCCGACCAGTTTAGTTTGCCATCTCCACACGAATCTGGGCGATGATATATGGGGTTACCTATATCTTGATCGTGTCTAAAATATGTGATTCCTTTCATAAATTCGTTGAAGATTTTTGTGACAATGTATTGAAAATGTGTCTGTGGTTTTTTTATTCCTAAAGATCCAAACAATATATCGTGTTCTGTCCGTACAAATAATTTAATAAAGTTCTCACCTATGATAACATTTGCATATTCTCCACACAAAGTATCGTGAACACGGAAAAGTTCTATATCATTTTCATTAATAAAATCTTTTATGGCACTTTTATTGCATTTCTGAGCAATAAGCTTGATTTTATTTATAGGTTTCTTTATCAAATGTATATGCTTCTCTACAAAGTCTTTTGTAATAATATCTCTTTTGAGGGATATTCTGTACTCGCAAACAACTGTAAATAATGTATTAAATTCATTTTGTAATACTTTTTCCATTTAGTAAAAGGTAACAAAAAATATGTAAGTAATCAAGTGTCAATATTTTGGGGGTGGTGCACGGATTGAAAGGCGCGCGGGAGGTCCTTTTCTTGTGCACCTGCATTGCGACCCGATCCAGTTGTTGGCCAAGCCGTTCTTGATCTCGATATTTGTGGCGAGCCAGTCGAGCGATGCCGTGCCCGTTGCATGAGTGGTGTAGGTGTCGTAGTGTGGGCTGTCGCAAAACGGGCACATTTTCTTGACCACACGGTAGTCAGACCAGACTTGCTCACACGTGTCCTCGCTTGTGCTTATTGGAGTTTGTGGTGTAAAAGATAGCGTACCGATTTTCTTGTTGCAAAAGTTGATCTCGGGGAACGACTTGCGCATGGACAACCTCGTGTCGATATCCGACTGCTCAAAAACGGCTTGCAGATTGTCAGAGTTCATGGTTGATTCAATAGTTTTATATTACTTTTATCATCTTTTATCTTTAAGGTATTTTGAATTTTACAATGTAAAATGGGTGAATGTATTCCAAATAAAAGCATGACGTATTTTGAAATGTGCCATGCTCGCACATGGGCCATGTACATTTTGAAATCCCATGTCGATACACGGCTCGTTTTGAACGTGACAGATGTTGACAAGACATCGCGATGGTTTTTAACAAATGATATCCCACAAAAATATGGTCTTGTCAATTTGGATCCTTGGTTTGGGCAGCAAAAGGAAAACACAATCGAGTATACAAATGGTGACACCCCTACTTCTACTCTTCATATTCTAGCGTTTACACATAGTGCATTCCCATCAAGTCTTTACATAAGTTTGTACAACATGACAACCGGAGCCCGTTTTGCACCGCTTTGTCTTGTCATATGGAACAGAGCCCGCCCCGATTTCACAAATCAAGGGCATGCTCAAGGAAGGTGTCCTGAATATATTTAGAGAGATTGCTTTTTTGCTAAATCTCTAAAAAGTTGATATAAAGATTAGAAAAGTATAAATAGTAATAGGTAATTTTTCATTGTGTCTTGTTCTTGAAACCATGGACACCGACTACATTGTCAACAAGTGCTTCGGTGTGGACAAGGGCTCCAACCTGGTCAAGCACCTCCTTGACTCGTTCAACGACTTTTTGCTGCGCAAGCTCGATGACATCATCGACGGCTTCAACCCGATCGTCATCCACCACACGTTCCTGCCCGAGGAGGGCGTCTACATGTACACCATGAACATCGAGATCAAGAACCCAATCATCACCAAGCCCACCATTTTCGAAAAGGATGGTAGCTCCAAGATCATGACGCCCAAGGACGCGCGCAACCGCAACTTCACCTATGCGTCGCCCATCTACGTGGACATGCACATCACGGCCACCATCTACAACCCGGACACCAAGACCACTGTGGAGGAGACGAAAAAGATAGCCAATGTGTTGTTGGGCAAGATCCCGATCATGGTGCGCTCCAAGTACTGTGTCTTGAACGACATGCCAGCGGCCACACAGGGCGGCCAGAAGGACGAGTGCCCCTTTGACTATGGCGGCTATTTCATCGTGAATGGCAACGAGAAGATCATCGTGAGCCAGGACCGCATCTCAGAGAACAAGCCCTATGTGTTTGTCAACAACAAGATCTCGACCTACTCGCACATTGCCGAGATCCGCTCGGTCCAGGAGAACAAGTTTTCGGTGCCAAAGACGACCACACTCAAGCTGTCCAACAAGCCCAACCAGTTTGGCCGCTACATTCGCATGAACATCCACCATGTCAAGCAGGATCTGCCGCTGGTGGTGCTCTTCCGTGCACTGGGTGTTGAGTCAGACTTGGACATTGCCAAGCACATCATTTATGATGTGAACGACCCGGCAAATGCCGCGATCCTGTCTGAGTTGGCAGGCTCGTTCGAGGAGGGCAACCACATCACCTGCCAGCGTGACGGCATCGAGTACCTGGCCAAGTACATGAACATCAACACCTATCCCAAAGACCTGTGCCAGAACAAAGCCAAGCGCATCGAGATCGTCCGCGAGATCCTGACCAACGAGTTGCTGCCTCATGTGGGCCCCGAGTTTTACAAGAAGGCACTGTACCTTGGCTACATGGTCAACAAGCTGCTCAAGTGCTACCTTGGCCTGCTGCCCTATGATGACCGCGACTCGTACATCAACAAGCGCATCGACATCCCGGGCATCCTCTTGGCCAACCTGTTCCGCCAGTACTATGGCAAGCTCATGAAGGACATGAAGAACATGATCAACAAGGAGATCAACAATGGGGCGTGGAAGGCAACCAAGAAGTTCAGCAATGTGATCAACAAGGTCAACATTAACAAGATCTTCAAGGCCACCATAATCGAGTCCGGGCTCAAGTACGGCTTGGCCACAGGCAACTGGGGGCTGCGCTCGACCAAGCAGGGTGTGGCCCAGGTGCTGAACCGCCTGACCTACAACGCCACTCTGTCCCATGAGCGCCGCATTGTGACACCTGTGGAAAAGACGGGCAAGTTGCTCGCCCCACGCAAGCTGCACTCGACCCAAATGGGAATCATCTGCCCCGCAGAGACCCCTGAGGGAGTGTCAGTGGGCCTTGTCAAGAACATGTCCATGGTGGCGGCGATCACCATTGCCTCCAACTCGTCCCATGTCCGCGAGATGTTGGACACACAGCTGGGCGTGATCCTATACAAGGGTGACAACTTGGACATCTTTGAAGGTGTGTGCACCAAGGTGTTCGTGAACGGTGACCTGGTGGGTGTGCACACGGAGCCCCACCTGTTTTACCAGAGGATCAAGGACCTGAAGCTGTCGGGAACGATCAACATCTACACTGGCATCTACTGGAACATCCGGCGTGCCGAGATCTGGATCTGCACCGAGGGAGGGAGGTGTGTGAGGCCCACTGTGCTCATCAAGGACAACAAGCACCCACTGGCTGACGTGGACCCAGCGGTGCTCGAGAAGCTGTCATGGATGGACCTGGTCATCGGCTCCGAGGCACACGGTTTGCCTTCAGCGATCGAGTACATTGATGTGGAAGAGTCCAACATGTCGATGATTGCGATGACCATGGACAATGTCAAGAAGAACAGGGTCAAGACTGACCACATTTATCCGGTGGGGTACACCCACATGGAGCTGGACCCGTCCCTGATGCTTGGCGTTTTGGCAGGGTCCATTCCGTTCTCTGACCACAACCAGGCACCGCGCAACTGTTACCAGGCGGCCATGGGCAAGCAGGCCATTGGCATCTACACGAGCAACTTTCTGAACCGCTTTGACACCATGGCCCACATCCTCAACTACGCAGAGAAGCCCATTGTGCAGACCAAAATTGCCAAGATTGTGAACAATGACAAGCTGCCCTGTGGCCAAAACGTGATTGTGGCCATTGGCACTTGGACCGGCTACAACCAAGAGGACTCGCTGGTCATGAACCAGACGGCTGTGGACCGTGGCATGTTCAACTCGACCTACTACCGCACCTACAAGAAGCAAAACGACAAGAACCACTCGACAGGTGAGGAAGAGTACTTTTGCAAGCCCAACCCGGCCACCACCAAAGGCATGAAGCCGTTCAACTATGACAAGCTTGGCGATGATGGCTTTGTGCCCAAGGACACGTATGTCGAGGCGGGTGATGTCATCATCGGCACCTGCATGCCGCAAAAGGCGGGCAACGCAAGCGGGTGCAAGGACACAAGTATGGCGCTGAAGAACAACGAGGTGGGCTACATTGACAGGAACTGCCACGACAACCAGATTGTGGATGTGACCACCAATGGCGATGGCTACCAGTTCGCCAAGGTGTGTGTGCGCAGCGACAGGATCCCGTGTGTAGGCGACAAGTTCTGTGTGCCCGAGACCACAGATGTCTTGACCATCGAGGGGTGGAAGACCATAAGGGACATCCACGAGGGCGAGATGGTATTGCAGCTGGATCCGGTGACCAACATGGCGGCGTTTGTGCCGGTCACCCACAAGTACGTGTTTGACCACAAGGGCCCGCTCATCACCATTTCGGGACCGCACGTGCACCTTGAGGCTACCTATGAGCACAAGATGTGGATGGTGTCACCTGACCCCGAGGCCAAGGGCCAGGCCGAGTTTGTTCTGGCCAAGGACGTCGAGCCCGGTATGAGCTTTGTCAAGAGCTGTGACGGACTCGACATAGACACAGACGATGTCTTGGTTGTCTTGCCCCAGACCGAGATCACAGAGCTCAAGGACTTGGCGTTCCTGTATGGCATCTTTCTGCTCTATGGCTTCACCGACCCTGGCCACATCTACCTAGTCAATGCCAAGGCGGTCAAGAATGTGTTCAAAAAGTACGGGGTGGTGACCAAGCGTGGTAGCCCTGGAAGCAAGAACTCGCTCCGTGTGGCCTTGGATGCCGCGCCCCTGCTCCACGCCTATTGCAAAGCCAACATGAACCTGTTGCGCATCGACACCTGGATCTACCACAACAAGGCCCATGCAGGTGCCTTCATCAGGGGTGTCTTTGACGAGGGCGATACTATTGCATGCTCGACTGACCGTGCCAACCTGTACCAGATCGTGGCTCTGTCTGCAGGGCTCTCGGCCACTGTCACGGTGGACCGCATGAGCCCAAGGCAGGCGACTGTTACCCTGGTCAACAAGTGTCTGTGTGACGAGTTCGAGATGGACATCGAGATGTTTGTGGGCAAGGTGTTTTGCATCGAGGTGCCGAGCCACGTGTTCTATGTGCGGTCCAGGGGCAAGACAATGTGGACTGGCAACTCGTCACGTCACGGCCAAAAGGGAACAGTGGGCATCCTGTACCGCGACTGTGACATGCCCTTTACCAAGGACGGAATGACACCCGACATCATCATCAACCCGCACGCCATTCCCAGCCGCATGACAATTGCCCAGCTGATGGAGTGTGTGATGGGCAAGGCCTGCAGCGCCCTTGGGACCACAGGGGATGCGTCACCTTTCACAGGGATGTCGGTGGAGGACATTGCCAAGGTTCTGGAGAAGGAGGGGCTCGAGAGGTATGGCAACGAGATCATGTACAACTCGCGCACTGGAGAACAGATGGAGACAGCGATTTTCGTGGGGCCAACCTATTACCAGCGCCTCAAGCACATGGTGTGCGACAAGATCCACTCGAGGAGCAGCAGCGGACCGGTTGTCTTGCTCACACGGCAGCCAGCAGAGGGACGCGCGAGGGATGGTGGCTTGCGCCTTGGCGAGATGGAGGGGGACTGCTGCTGGGCTCACGGCATTGCGAGCTACCTGAAGGAGCGGTTCATGGAGTGCTCTGACAACTACCGGGTGCACATTTGCAAAAAGTGCGGAATGATGGCCAATGTCAACCCAGAGAACGGCATCTATATGTGCAAGCCCTGCAAGAACACGACGCATTTTTCCGAGTTGCGCATCCCGTATGCATGCAAGCTGCTGCTGCAGGAGATTCAGAGCATGTCGATCGGTACTCGGTTCATCACCAACTAGCTTTTTACGATTCATTATTGATTCATTTCCTATACACTCTGCCACTTGATATAAAGCATAAAAATGTTGGTTTTATAAGATGAAGGGATTCTTTCTTTGTTCATTAATATTTGTTTTGGGTCTTGTGCAAGGTCAAGTCATACAAACCGATGTGCTAGCCTATGTTAATAATTATCGAAGATTACACGATGCTCCACCTGTAATGTATGATACGAGTCTCGAGACAGGAGCAGTTACATGGGCAGGCCACTTGGCTGTGATACAGTCTCTTGTGCATAGTGTTTCCAATGGAACCTATGGTGAGAATTTGGGAGCCATTACCAACTCGGCCACTGGTTGGCAACATGTTATAGACTTGTGGTATGCAGAGGGCACCAATTACGATTATGCAGCGGGTCAATTCTCGGCCACAGCTGGGCACTTTACACAACTTGTTTGGAAGGCTACTACAGCTATAGGAATTGGACAAGCATTAGACTCACAAGGTTTACTATGGGTGGTCATGCGCTTTCACCCGGCAGGTAACGTTGTTGGAGGGTATGTGAAGAATGTGGGACCGCTTGTGGATGTTGTCAAGATACCTGCACCACCTGTAGTGCAAAAGTCCCCGCCACCAGTAGTACAAAATCCACCACCAATACCTTTGACTCAAAATTACAAGTGCAAATGTACTTGCTAGATTATTTATTAATTTTTACATGTTTTCAAATCTTTTTGTATTTAAAGATTTATGATGATGTCATAAAAACCATAATGGACGAAGGAAGCATTCAAAATCTCATAGACTGTGGTTTTGGTTGCCTATACATAGTATGGATCAGAGAATTTATTAAGAATAATCAAGGTATATATAAATTTGGAAGAACACAGAATATGTCCCAACGTATGTTGCATTATCCAAAAGGTAGCCAACTAATGTGTTGCATTTTTACAAACAACCATGTAAAATTTGAAAAGGAAATCCTAGATATATTCCGGAAAGAGTTCAAACAAAGGCTTGATTTAGGACACGAGTATTTCGAAGGAAGTATTAAATCCATTAAATATATATTCTTCAAGTTTGATCATCTCAACTCAGAAGTTAATACACAGTCAATTGATAAATACTACACAACATTATGGCCACAACCTATCAATACCAATGAAGATTTTTTCGAAAATAATGATACATACGCACCGTTGGTACCGATGAACATGGAAAAAATATGGAGACATCGCTACCCATACGTATGTGGGAAATGTAACTGTGGAGTTTTTAATTTTTCGACATTTCAAAATCATTTTGACGAAAAACATACAAATCACAAAAGCCCCATTAAGCTGGATCCATCAGAGATAAAAGAGTATATGCTGATAAACTCAGAATACACCAAAGATTAATGTTTGTCTGTTTTATTGATTCAATATCAAAAAATCTTGGCTATAATTAACTGTTAAATGTGGGAAAATTGCTCCAAATATTTCCGAATTATTTTTCTCATACTGGTATCCCTCTTTGCAATCTATTTCATCTATACCAATGAAATGTCCAAGCGACAGACCACCGAAACGTTCGTGGCCAATGTGGTCGAGCCCGAGTACCGTGCTAGCATTATTCAAGTGTTTAATACCGTGTTGGGCCGTGACCCCTACGAGTTCGAGACGATCCTCTATAGGGACCAGATGAAATCACCCACGGATGTACGGGCCATTGAGATCATCCTTATGAACAGCACCGAATACAAAAACGGCGTGGCCAAATCAGTGGTGCGCCCTGCTGTTGACATGAGTGTGGTGGCGAAAGAAGCTGCGCCGACCCCTATTACAAGTGTCATCACGTCCAGTCAGTCTCCCGATGCCGCACTGAGTCTCTTGCAAAACATGGACTTGGAAAAGCGTATGGAGACGTATCGCAAGATCACGGCCGTTTACGAGATCAACCTATATCGCTTGCCCAATATCAAAGAGCTGAACTATTACACGTATCGGTTGCAAGTCGACAAGGATTTTTCGCTTATCAAATTAGAGTTGGTACTGCAATCCTCCCGTGAATACAAGATCTTGGTGCTCAACCAAACGAATTTGGTGAATGCACAGCTTCCTGGGAATATTACCGAGGCTCAGATGCAACTTATTATTGGTGCCATTTATAAAAAAGTGTATGGATCTGGGGCCGCACCATCTGCCGAAATGATGGCCTTTATGACGGCGAAATATATCGAGTACAAGATGGATGATAAAAAGCTGACGCAAATGCTGACCATGTTGCAAAATATCGAGGCATCTAAAATAAGTGATGCCGCACTGACACTTCCATTGACTTCTGTTGTGACACAGGAATCGGCTACTGTGGCCGCAAATAATTTACTAAATAAATCAAAAGCTGAAATCGACCTGTCCAAAAAGGATCCCGAATTGGCCATTCGCTTTGGATCTGAATGGAATCCTGCCATTCCTACAACCGGCGGCGCTTGCTCCAAGACTGGCTACAACAAGGCCAAATTCTACGATTCTCTTTATGAAAATATCAAAAGTGCGCAAACAACATGTGTCCCTGGACAGACCGGCAACCCCAATCAAGTGGACCACCTGGCCAATGTTATGCAACAGCGCAACCAAGACGAGATGCAGTTTGCATGTGATCGCAATAGCTACTTTTCGGCAGTGGACCAAGAAATGGCAGCGGGTAAAGTTAGCGCAATTGATGCCAACGTGCTACCTCAATTTCGCAATACCCGCCATGGGGCATTCTTGGGTGACGCGGCCGAGACTACTGTGGGGTCCATCATGCCCAAGTTTATATATAAGGAATATGCTTGATGTATATACAATCGATCAAGGAAAACATCACATTTTTCTACTGTTTTTGAAATGGCCACCACAATCATGGACCTACCTGTGCACCTTGTCGAGCAAATCATGTCTGCGTTTGTGGATCAAATGCCCTATAAAAATGTTAAAAAGCTGACCAAAACCTTGGGTGCACTGACATGCAGCTGTTCTCTTTTCAAAGGGCTGCTCGATCCTGATCACATTGCATGGCAAACATTGAGGGACATGTCCGACATTGACATCTGTGACAAAAAGTACTTAAAAAACATGAATGCAAGGCGCGTAGTCCAGCTCGACTCTTGTACGGGCTGTGAAATCTGCAAGAAACCCCGGATTCGCAAAGTACATTGGCAATTCAAGGTGAGGTGTTGCAAGGAATGCTTGTATGCAAACACGGTGTCAGATTACCGACTTGGTAATGATTATGGCATACCGTACGAGGAGATACGGCATATTCCCCATACAATTGCAGACATGTATACGAATGGAAAATCGTACATGTTGCAATTTTTTTGGAAATCGGATCCCGAGCTTTTGGCAATTGGAAACAATCTTCACGGATCCGCGTGTACCAATATGCCGGCACTTTGTGTCAAATACAACGAGATAAAACGCTTGAAGGCAGAAGAAGACATCAGGCTTGCAAAAGAAAGGCAAAAGGAAATAGCCAGGGTGGCAAAAGAAAAGTTGAATGAAAAGAATGTCAAGATGCATGGAATGATTAGCGCATTCCGCGAAGCTGTGCTAGGGAAATGGTACGAGCCGTGCAATATGACCGAGTTTGTTCAAAAGTCAGAAATGGTGATCAAGTCGGTCAACAAGGTGAAAAAGTTCGAGTCATGGATGTCGAAAAACATCGACAAGATTGCGAACGAGTTGCTTGAACACGTGGCACTTAAGAACCTACAAATCGCTTTTGGAGTTGTCAACGATGCAAAAATAGAAGAAATCAAAAAGGATATTGCCGAAATTGGAGCAGAGACGGAAGACAGCAACGTGTTTTCAGTAGAATACATCCATGAGAAGTATTCGCAAGAGTATTTCGAATTCACAGAGAAATATCCACAAAGGTTTAGAGATATTTATGGCGCGTTTATTAAGATTTGCCTTTTAAAAAAGCTAGAATTTTCAAAAGAGTTCATGGATCTTGCTTTGAACCAAGACACGAGAGGTCAAATGTTTTTCCCGTGTCCACTTTGCACCAACAAATCACAAGCGCGATCATTGATTGGTCACATCTGTAATTCCCACTCTAAATGATCCGTCTACTTTTTCTTACTGATTTTGCATTTTTCTTGCTGGTAATTCATTACAAGTTCAGCATATCCACCATCAATTATGGATTGACATCTATATAAAGATACAACACCTATCATATGTGTGCAAAGAACCTTTTATTTTTATTGTCATTGCCTTTCGAAAGCAGAACAATGCTCCCTCACAATGCCTATAACGCAGCCGGTGGATCCAATGCGTCATGCGACATGGTCCCTTTCAATCCTCTCAACGTTCTCATTTCCGAAAAAGACTTGATCAAGATACTCGGCCCCGATGTCAAGCTGAACAATATTAATATTTATCGCAACGCATTTGTCCACCGCTCCTATTGCACTCGCAAGAATGACAACTTTGTCAAGGGCAACTTGAACTGCCCGGCAGGGTGTTTGCCTCTCCAGGAAGAGTCGAGCGAGCGCCTTGAGTTCCTTGGGGACGCTGTGTTGGGCCTGGTGGTGGGCAAGTACCTGTTTGAGAGGTACCCAGACGAGAACGAGGGGTTCTTGACAAAGATGCGCACCAAGCTGGTGAACGGTGTCATGTTGGCCCACCTAGGTGGCATCCTCGGCATCGAACGCTTCATCTTGATCTCGAAGCAAGTCGAAGACAACCAGGGGCGCAAGAACAAGAACACAGTCGAGGACTGCTTCGAGGCCTTCTTGGGCGCCATGTTGCTTGATGCAGATGGCCAGAGCATGCAGCCGGTCTACGATTGGCTTGTTAACTTTCTCGAAGAAAACGTTGATTTTTCGGAATTGATTACCGTCAATACCAACTACAAGGACATGATGCTTAAGCACTATCAGCACACCTATGGCATCGTCCCGCGCTTCTTTGCACTTGACACACAGACCAAGAACAACCTGAAGGTCTATCTGGTCTGCTTGAAGAGGCCTGATGGGTCAATCATTGCACAGGGCAAGGGCGGATCAAAAAAACAAGCGGAAAACGTGTGTGCACGGGCTGCTCTAACTGCTGCCGGGGTCGACACCGCAAAAGACGTAGATGCTGGACTGTAAGACCTTGCCAATGCCATGAACAGTCTTGAAAAAGTCCTTGGGTTTGGCCCCCTTCATCTTGTCGCAAAGGTCAGAGATGGAAGTGATGTTGTGGACATTAATGATTTCCGTTGCCTTTTTTGTGGAAATGCCGGGAATCGCGGTGAGTTGCAATAGTACAACAGTGTGTTGATTCACATTGTCCTTTTTCTTTTGTTTGACAAGAGCGTCTGTATACGTGGCCACACCTGTGCCTTCATCACTCTTGTTTCTGCTACTAAAGTACTTGTCAGCGTCCTTTGTGACACGCGACATGATCGACTTGAGCAGTGTTGCCGTCTCGGTCAGGTCCTTGGTCCTGTAGAAAGGAATGCCGTCGCGCACCATCGAGTTGACGAGGCATCCTGTCACCATCTTTTGCTTTGGGTTGTCATCCCCGTACTTCATGACACCCTCGAGCACGTACGCAAACTTACACTTGCCTTCTGAGGCTGTGCAAAAGGCCATGGTGCGCTCTTTCTGCTCCTTGTACCGGGCGTCCTTGACAGAAGCGACCAAGTCTTCAATTGTCTTGCGCTCCAAGATGTATACAGGTTGACCATCGACGAGGATTTGAAAATCACCGAGGTCAAGCTGGCTTATGGGCACCTCGGGCAAGAGTTCGGCAAGCAAGTGCTCCCGGTTGTCGAGGATAAACTCGGGCACATGCATAGTGTCATATTCTATATCATTTTATGTCTTTAAATATAAAACAAATGTCTTTAAATATAAAACAAATGTCATTCACATTGAAAGATTTACTCGAACGGATTCCCGATTTGACACCTGGATTCGTAATGCGCATTCATTATGTTGAGAAGCGCAAGCACATTTTGGAACTTTCCATGGACCCTACCTCGAGCACAATCTATACACAAATGGTGTACGAAAACGGGAATAAACTACATCTGAAAATACATAGTGTTGAAAAGTTTATACAAAACTATGGGAATCTTACCAACATTGTTGTGATTTGTAATAGAGAACTACCCATCGATCTTGTTGAAAAGATATCCGTTTCCTTGGCTGACGTCGAGACCCCAGAAAAGCAAGAAAATATTGAAAAGTACAGGGAACTAGTTGACAGATCTGTGACCGCTACATACAACTTGGAATCATTCAAATATACATCCAAAATGTTCAATAGCTTTTCGCGCATCAAGTACCCCTATAGAAACGTTGATGGAACCCCGTCGCCATTTGACAAGGCGTATCGGGCCTATCTTGGTCCCAACCTAGATGCGCTTACAAACGATCGTGCTGAGCGTGATCAATTTTCGCGTGTGGGTGAGCTATTCCGACAATATTGCGCGCTCTACCATTTTCTAGTTTATAAAGGTTTTTCCATGAGCAACTTGTTCAGCATGCTATATTATGATTTTGTATTGAATTTCAAAACACCGCGAGAAGCATTGGTGCCAAGTGCTCTCGAGGCCAAGTTTGTCCAAATGTTCAGTGATGGTCGCTTTGACAGTGTCTTTGAAAAGTTCCCTGGCATGATGACAGATGACAAGCAAGCTATCAACGTGTCTGTGTTTGAAAAGTATATTGAACGTGAGAGGGCGTTTGCTATAGGCCTCATCGAGGAAACGTTGGGTGCTCCTCTTGCTCAAGGGGCCAAGATGAAAGTGATTGATGGTCTTCTACATGATGGTATACTAGACGCGGAAAAGACTATCATGGACGTCAATGCAATAGTGAGTTCCGGTATTGGAAAAATTATTGCAGGTTATAGGATCAAGCACTTGGAGGCTCTTGATGGGAGTGCCTGGTCCGAAGGAGATATACCCCAAATAAAATTGAAACATTTGTTTTGGAACACAACGCACAAGAAGTCTATTATGAACCTTGACGAGGGTGTCACTGTTGACTTCCAATACTATAACAAGAAGAGCAAGAGCATTTATAGACTCAAGGCAATTGTCAACCCAGATAATGATGGGGAACTACGCGGATACGACGATAGCGATCAAGATCACGACGAGCCACACGGAGTACGTAGCGTAATTGTAACAAAAGACAATGGGGATACAGAGGACCAACACATCAAAACAATTGAGGGTTTGGTAAGTAAATTTGGCGAGTTGAATGATGTTGTTTGTGGTCCCAAAGATACAATTCCTTTTGACTCTCAAGAGATGGTATCTGTACCTCTCGATGTGTTGAAAAAATTCGTGCACAAACATGCCGACAAGGTGGACGATATTACCAAGTATGAGGCGGTAGTTCGCAAATACATGGCAGCGAAAAAGACCAAGGACGATTATGAAGATGTAGAAATGTTGTATCTGAATTACATGAGTGTTTTCCATCATGACAAGGGTCATAAATGGTTCCTAAAGATTTACAATGCATTTTCTGACCAACTACAACAAAATGCTAATGTTAAATATAAACAACAGTGGGAGATTATTGACAATTTCTTGAAAATTTATTATTTTAGCAAATGGATGAAATACAAGTTGCAGAAACTCTACGATTACATGAACCCCAAGTTTGGGTATCATTTCAAGAGCATTGATGACATACTGCCACCGGACCAACTTTTGGAAAAACTAAATGTGTTGTTGGAGAGTGACCCACAATACCCTGGGCTTATCCAAACATTCCCGGGTCTCATGAACTCTCGTAATTTTGAGGGCTACATGAAAAAAGACGGCCACGATTTGCATGCCCAATTGGAAAAATATTCAGCAAAAAAGATCAACATGGACGATTTTGATCAAACCACATTGACACTTGAAGATGCAATGTATCGTGCCGAAAGTAACATCGAAAAGTTGCCGTATTCTGTTGTTGGGACGCGCGAAGGAGAGAAACTATCTTTGAAGGACCGCATTCAAGATTATCGCATTCAGTATTTGCTAGCTCCGAAGAAAAAGTCAACCAAGGCAACTTGACCATACATATATCTAGTTGCAGTGCGTTTTATTTGTCGGTTTTATATAAGTCAAAATGTCCTCACAAAGTTCAGGCAGTCAACAATCGTGGATCATGCCATATTCTTCTGGTTTTGCCAGCTGGGTACAAGATACTTTCAAAGTTGGCAGGGAAGGTAAGGGCGGTATGTTCCCCCATCAACAATTTGTAAAAGAATTCATGGGCGGCGACAGCCCTTTCCATGGCCTGCTCCTATATCACGGGCTTGGTGTTGGCAAGACACGTTCGGCTGTCGAGATTGCGGCAGCCTCTGCGGATCGTGAGGTCATTGTGTTGCTCCCGGCTTCGCTCAAGACTAATTTTGTTGGTGAAATTGAAAAGGCAGGACAAGATGTTGATGATTACACGTTTATCTCTTACAACGGCCTTAACAAGAAAACAATTCTAAAATATACCGAGGAAGGCTTCTTTAACAACAAGCTCATCATTATTGACGAGGTGCACAACTTCATGTCGGCCGTTTCAGGATCGGGTATCATAGGCAAGCGGCTCTATCAATTGCTCATGGACGCACAAGATATCAAGATTGTTGCATTGTCAGGGACACCAATCATTAATTCACCCATCGAGGTTGGCTACCTTTTGAATCTACTAAACGGATATATTTACACAATGGTTTACAAATATACCGGTTACACAAACTTTGATGCATTGGAGAAGTCAATCATGGACATTCCTGAAGTGGCGACATGCTATGTGGATACTCAGGCATCAACTGTGACTGTGTCCTATTTGCCGGGTGGTTATGAAAAGGACATGATAGGAGGTGCAGGTGTAATTGTAAGGCCAGGGATAGATCTTGGATTCAAAAAGGTGACAGTGGACACGCTCATCAAAAAGGCGGGGCTTGCTGTCAAATCCCAAGCTAAGAATGTAAAAAATATGTTGTTCCCGTTTCATGATGACTCGTTCGACGATTACTTTGTGAATTATGGCAAGGCAGAGGTGAAGAACGAGTTGCTATTTGCTCGAAGGGCCCAAGGTTTGGTGTCCTACTACGAGCACTATGACCAACGGGACTATCCCGAGGCGAGAAAACGCAAGGTGATCGAGGTGCCCATGAGCAAGACACACTTTGGCAAGTACCTCACAGTTCGCCAGAAAGAGATTGAAAAGGAACAGGCGGCTGCACGCTACAAGGCACGTCACACGGACGAAAAGGACGAGATAAAAAACGGCAACGTGTGGAGGTCCTTTTCGCGTGCTGTTTGCAACTTTGCGTTTCCCCAAAGCATCAAGAGGCCACTGCCCTCGACCATGAAGTATGATGTTGTCGAAGGCGATGCAGGCAGTGGCAGTGGCAGTGCTGCCGATGATGAAGTTGCAGCTGCGCCCAATTTCAAAAAAGAATATGAAAAGAAAGTTGCTGCGTGTCTCAAGGCACTCACAAAGCAAGGATCCGTTTATCTGACACCAGATGGCATGCGCGAACACGGGGCCAAGATGCAGCTCATCATAGACAACGTGGTCAAGGCCCCTGGACCCTGCTTGGTCTATTCTATGTTTCGCAATGTCGAGGGCTTGTGCATCCTGGGTCTTGCCTTGGAACAACAGGGGTGGAGCAAGCTATCCTTGACACGCACCGGCACCAAGAAGTGGTTGCTCGAGACGGAGGACTGGACAGTGCCACACTATATCGTGTTTTCTGACAAGCCGGACGAGAACAGGATTCTCATGAACCTTTTCAATAATGATTTGGACGAGTTGCCAGAGACTATTCAGAAACAAATTGCTGACAAGTTTACGGGAAAAAATAAAAAAGTGTTTACAAATCTACGGGGCGAGTTTATCAAGATGCTCATGATTACCAAGTCGGGTGCTGAAGGTATCAGTTTGAAAAACGTACGCCAAGTCCACATCATGGAGTCCTACTGGAACGACATCAGGATCCAGCAGATCATGGGGCGGGCAGTGCGCGCCAAGTCGCATATGGCCTTGCCCAAGGACGAGCGAGTGGTCGACACCTTTGTCTACCTCACTGTCCTCACACCCGAGCAAAAGGAGCACCCGCTGATCAAGGCCCATGACAATGGTTTCACTTCGGATGGCTACATTTACAACATTGCCACTAAAAAGACCAAAATAAATGAAAAATTCTTGCAGCTCTTGAAGAACACAGCAGTGGACTGCAGGCTACACAAAAAAACGCATGGATCTGTAGTTGCATGCTTCAAGCCGCCCCACACCAAACAGGGATATGTCTATCACGTGGGTGACATCTCGTTGGACGCCAAAGACGAGGCAATTGTAACAAAGAAAGAGTACAAGTCGCTTGGCCTATTGCACGATGGCCGGGAACTTGTTATCATCAGTGTACCCTCGGACAAGGACAGGGTCAAGTTTCGCGATCTTTATAACGAGACCTTTGACAAAAAAGATGAAGGACTTGACTGGAACGGAATCTTTTTCAAGGACGCGCCCACCATGAAGAACATTGTGGGACTGATCAAGGGCAAGAGCGTCAAGTGGATTGTGAAACCGAACAAGTTGACCAAGATTGCCTAGACATTTTCGTAAAACTAGTTGGTAAAACTTCTGCATATAAATAAATGAATATGAATACAGTTGGATTTTTAAATGAGGAATTGAAAGAAACATTTCATTTCTCGGTCCCAGTCATAGTAAAAGAAAGCAATCCTGAAGATGTAATGTTTGATTGTTTGAAAGACAAGAGCAAGGAAGAAATCACACAAATGTACACCATTTATAAAAATACACAAAAGCAGAATCCTTTACCAATAGAAGATACTCCCTTAGGTATTGAGGGTAAACAAGAAAAAGGCACACCACTTGCAGTGACAGGAACTAAGAAACCACTCAATGTAAAAGAATTAATCAAAAAAGGTGGAGTATAAACAAGGTGGTACACTCAACCCAGTGAATTATGGAACACCTAAATGTCGCATTAAACCCTGAGTCTTTTTAGAGTGGTCCCGTGGGGGCGAAGGTGATAACATGTTCTGGGTTCATGACCTCTGGGTCAACCGCTACCGACATGCCTACGCTCCGATCTTTTTTCACTGGTCTGCAAAAGGCCGAGGGCCTCTCCTTACCGGTCAGTTCATTCAGGAACAGGTTCAGAATGTTCCTTGAGGCATTGACATCTCGGTTCCACGTTGTCTCTTTGCAAGTTAGCTTGCAGTTGTCACTGGGTTTGCAGTGGAGCACTTTGTGGACCTTGTTGTTCAGCCTCACAACCATTGATCCGTCTTTCTTTCTCACTTTGCTAGTCGCTATCATGTTGACCAATGGGCAATAGGTATTGCTGTCGAGCTGGGACGTCTTGTACTCGTCAACAGGCTTGATCTCAGCATTCATTCGCTTACCGATCTTGTCCTTGATCAGCTGGATCGGACCAGCATGCTGTCTCGAAATGGGTGACCTGCTTCCTCCGCTCCAGTTCCCAAACCCGACGAGGGTGACTTTCTCACTTGTCTCTGGACCTACGATCAAGTCAACAATCTCCCGGACGGTCACTTGCTTGTAGATGTGACGGAGGAAGCGCAGCTTGCGGTACTTTGTAGTCATCCTGTGGACAAGAAGGCGCTTGAGGTGCGTGAGATAGGCTTTGATGTACTCTCGCATCTGCTCAGGGTCAGCAGTCTTGCCACCAAAGAGGCTGTATATTATCTCTTTATCGACACAACTCATGTGTACTGTGAAATGTGTTTTGCCTTTAAACATTTTCAAATATCCAGCATCTTTTTGATCATGACAATA